AGACCGCCCCAAATCTTCTTAGGGCCCTTCTCAAGAGCTGAAGCCTTAGCTCCGGTGATAACGGTAACCGGTGCAGCGTGGTAGTTGATTATATCGGCTACATCTGTGGCTACTTCGTTATAGTTACGGTTCAAAACGATTACGTCATGGCAATCAGATAGGCCCCATGGTGATCCCGATACTCTTACATTTGGGATATGAATGACCGGTACGACTCCAATAGGATTAGGGCGAGAGTCAATGAGCTCGTCATTAATATACTCCTCAATGCGATCATCAGTCAAAATTTCAGTATATGTATAGACCTGACGAGTTCCCTCGATAGATGTACCCCAGAAACGGTACTTAAGCTTAAAGCGAATCAAACGTGAGCGATCATGTGGGTGAAACTCTGGAAAACAGAAAGATGCGTTAAGTGGGAGGATGCGTACCTTACCTGAATGAGGCATACCTACTGAGTCTTGAAAAGCCTCTTCATAAGCAACCTTAACAAAGCAGTCACCTGATACGCCACCCTGCTGGCCCATTTCCCATAGGATGCCTTGCTTATCATTATCAATTTCCCAGACACGCTTTAGAATGCCAGGAATGATGGCTTCAGTCTGCTTTGGGCTACGGAATGTTACTCCACGGCTAAATGTAAAGTTAATGATGTAATCTGAGAATGCACGGTAATAGTTGTATACCATCTGGGATTCGCCAACTTCACGGCGATAAGACCAGTGGTGACCAAGATACATTGCCCAGTTAAGAGAATAGCGGTTGAGGCGTGGACCATGAACTTCGAACTCTTCATCTGCAAGTTCTACAAGTCCTAATGGTGAAATTGAGATTGTAAGGTCACTCGACGCCGCTCTATACGACGGAGGTGAAAAGTCAATACCACCACTCATGAATTAAGTCCGTTCATATTAGCCCCCGCTACTAAACGAGAAATCCTCGTTTTTTTAAATTTGCTTTCTCACGTTCTTCTTTATTTTTTTCTTTATCAATGGCTTCTTGTTTGTAATCCCTTAATTCAGGTTTTACATCCTTGATTGAGTCAACATATCCGCCGCCTTCACGTGCGTATTCTTGACCAAACCATTTTGCTGCTGGAAAACTTAAACCATTTGGTTTATGTGATGGCCACTTGGCTTTCGCTTGTGCCAACAACATGTTATATAGTTTTGGGTTGTCAGGCTGTGCCATTGTCATCCTCCACTATAGAGGTCTCCAACTCCGGAGAAAGGGAACAGAGTTGGAGACCGGTATAGTCTATCTTATAATTAGTCGAGTACTGAAGCTGGGTTCATGCGCTCTTGGCGTGAACCGTCACGAATGACCTCTTCGATGACAACTGTTGAGTGATCTCCGAAGTTACCTTGTGCAAACTCTCCAAGGAATGTTGGTGCTTCAACCCATGCTGCTGAGCCAACGTGGGCACGCTCTTTCATGGTCTCTTCTGCATACTTTTCAAATACGTTCATGTTGTGGTTAGGACGGCCAGCTGGTGTGTCATAACCCTGATCCAAGCCAAGTTGGAAATCGTTAGGAACGTCTGTATCTGTAGCGATACCCTCTTCGAAACGAAGTGGGCCACGGAGACCAGCTGCTGCTGGGCTCATCTTACGCTCGTAGGTATTGCCTGGGCGCTCAGCGAACTGAGGCGTAGGTGCAATGTTTTCTGCCATTTTTGTTTCTCCTATATAGGTTGGGATTGAGGTCCTCGGGATTATTCTTTCTTGTATTTGTTAATTTGTCGCCCTAAACCTTAGAAAAATGGGCTTGCAGAAACCTCAATAGTAGGCATAACCATCTCTTGCGTAAGAGAACATGCTAGCGCTAATGAATCTACAAAGTCATCATGGGCGTGTGCCTCATCTGGAGCTGCTACTAAGAAGTTAGGGCCTTTGTACTGAACTTCAGCATCAGTCATCTGTTGAAAGAACTTCTTCCAAATACGAAGACGACGAGTCTTAGCATGTGCAGGCCATGAGACCATCTGACGTTGAATAAGGGCTTGTAGGTGCTTCCAACGCTTTGACTGTTCAGTAGGGCTAGAAGTTACCGATACTACCTCAGTTCTAGGCATAATAACCTTGAGGCGTTGAGCAACAGCATCACCCACACCGTTAGCATCTACCCCAATAGCTAGAACATCGTATGAAGTTAGGAACTGTTGGATTTGGAAATACTGCTCTTCCCAGTCATCGCCCTGTAGCTCTAGCCAATTTAATACTCTATGATCATAATAACCATACTCATCAGGGCGATCCCAGTCTACCCAGACTACAGTGACAACTGTTGAGTCCATCTTACGAGCCGGATCAATGCCAACTACTACTGGTGAGCGGTGCCAAGCTTTGACAATCTCTTGTGAGGTATCCCCGAGCTCTTCCATAATGCTAGAAGTGACGAACATACCACGCTCAAGAAGCCACTTACAGTTGTAAGATAGCTGGAACTCATCTGAGTCCTCACCAATGCGTAGCATCTCTTTCTTGATGAACTTCTCGTAGTTAGCCTGAACCTTTGCAACATCTTTCCAGTCCCATTGAAAATGGTTCTGCTTAACGTTGCGCCCACCAGTCTGCCTACGCTTATTCATCTGAATAGCACGGTAGAAGTTATTCTTGTGGGTTGTAGGTGTTCCGGTCTTAACAATCGTACCGTTATAGTACGCACCCATAGGTGCAATAGACTTAGATACTACAAAGTCATCAGCTTCTTGACACTCATCAATAATAATGAGATGGAACGACTTAGATTCAATTTTAGCTCGTGGATTAGCTGTCATCATCATTAGTGATGAGCCAGACTTCTTAAGTTTGATGTTACGTACAACACCCGGTGTTTTAGTAGGCATATCGTCAATCTCTGGATCACCAAAGATTTCCATAGCTCTTTCAGATGTTAATCGGGATACTGTACGGCCGTATAGAGTTTCTACCTGGTTTTGTACAGGGGCAAACATACCCACCCAGATTCCATCTCCAAACTTACCTAGTAGGTCTGGATACATAAGCGCTAGGCGTGGCAAGATAACCATGAGGGTTGACACCGTATTGGCAATGGTTTCTGACTTACCAGACTGACGAGAGGCCAAAGCAGTTATCTCTTCGCCGTCATTAATGATTACAGACTCAATAATGCGCCTAGCTAACGGTACTTGATATGGATGAAGCTCATGACCAACTAGAAGCTTCATAAAGTCCATGATCTTATCAATCAGGACGTTAACAAATTCTTTGGAGAGCTCATCGAGCTCGTCTTCTTCATCCTCAGTAATAGGACCAGAAAACTCATCAAACTCTACTGGCTCTACCTCTTCGGTATCGTATTCGCTCACTTAAGAGATCTTTCTGTTAATGTTTCAGTAATGGCCTGAATAACTTCAGCACCTAGCCTTGCTTCCTCTAATGTTTGAGGATTTTGACTTCTTTGCCAACCGGCTAGATTTTTACCTATACTATACAACACTTGGTCAGCCCACGTAAGTAATTCTTGAGTAGGAAGAGAAGAAACTCTTTTCTGTACCTTTGTTACTTTTCTTTCATACATCTTTTGTTTAAACATCGTCTTCTGCCCCAAATCTAATTAAATCCCAGTCAACTTCGTCATGTGACATTTTGCGACCAACAATTGCGTTGGTTAGAGCTTGGCTTTCTGTATATTGAATGATCCACTTGCCAAATACTATGGCTAAGCGTGTTAGTGGTAGCCGCAAGCAGTATCCCTTACCAAAACGGTATGGATCTTCTATCTCTTGGGTTTCTGCTTTTTCAAATACTACTTTTGGTTTAAGTGGATAAACCATAAAGTGCCAGTAGTACTTTCTACCGACATCATGAGTCTGTGCCATCTTCGCCCGCCTCCTGGCATACATGGTTTGGAATTTCGTGCTCTAATACTAGCACATCACAGACAGAACACTGAAACACCTTAGGTGGCTGAAAGTTATTCTGAGCAGTCCCACCTACTGGAATTTCATCATCTACCGATGCGTAATCTGTAACAATCTCAGGAGAAATATAAAGCTCTGGTGGAAATGGTCCTCGTGGAGCATGAGAACTAGATGGTACTGGATGACCTTGCTTTGTAGCTATTCTTTGAACTATTCTCATAATACTCCAATTATATACGATTTTTGTTACTTTTATCATATCCTATATTTGATTCCAGGTTGACCTAACCCTGTATTTACGTCTATACTGGTTACTAGAAGGTTAACGCTTTCTAAACACTAACAACGAAACAAAAGAGTTACAACTGCCTTGGTAGAAAGAGACCAGGCTGCTAGGTACCTGGTGACAGTGGGTAAATAGTTTGGGTTGGCTCTCTAGCCTAGGAGATAGTGTGACTATAAATGACAGTAAAAGGAATTTCCTAATACTTGGCCTGATAGGCCTTTTAACAATTACAAATGTATTAACTTTCCCAGTTAGAGCAGCTGCCCCTGTGGTTCAAAAATGCCTAACTCCTATCGGGGAATATAGCTTAGCCAAAAAACTAACTCCAAAACAACTTTACGAAGTATTGAGCTTTGTAGGGTTTAAGGGCCATTCCCTTAAGGTAGCTTGGGCTGTAGCTATGAAGGAAACTCACGGTAATCCTTTGGCACACAACTTTAGTCGTAAGACTGGGGATGACTCCTATGGGGTCTTCCAGATTAACCTTTACGGGGCTTTAAAGGCCCGTATGAGCGAGTTTAATCTAAAGTCGCCTAAAGACCTTACCGATCCTGTTTTAAACGCTCAGATCGCCTACAGAATGAGTTCTGGTGGTAAGGATTGGTCGCCTTGGCATTCTAATCCTGGTGAGCGGGATCATTACTTGATCCAGATGTGGCTTAAGCTCTGCCCTCAGATCTTAGCAGCCTAAGACTTCTTACCAGCCCTGCGCTTGTTCTCCTTGGCAGTATTCTTGCCGTGTGAGAGCGGGCGCAGGTTTCTGGAAGAATCATTATCGTGGTTATTATCTTTGTGATCCACGTCAGTTCCCTTAGATAGCTTGCCATGCTTCTTTTCATACTTAGCACGAGCAGCATTTTCAGAAGTAGTGTGCCACTTACCGCTTGAGTCTTTATAGTGCTTAACGATAATTTTGCGGCCGCCATTAGCAGCAGAACCTTTATACTCCTTGCCGCCAGCTACTTCTTTTTTCTTAGCAGTCATTCTGCCCCCTTCTTATAAAACTTATGGTTATTTATAGTGCTTTCAATAGCCTGTGCTTGAGTTCTAGTTTTTCCCGCGCCTTTAGACATAACTTTATTTGGGGTGTACTTAGGACTTAAGTTTCTTCCTTCTTCCTCTGTTATGTTTCCAGAGAGAACCGCACTATGTATATCTACAAGATTTGGCGTACCGCCATTTCTTGCCGGTTTAGTATCCTCAACAGGTTCTTTTCCTCCCGCAACACGGATCTCATTAGCTAAAGCCTGTAGCCTTGCGTGAGTAAAATGTTGAGACCTAGTTGCCATTAATAGCCTCCTAACAACTGTTTCTCAACACATTTTGGACAATCTCTAACAGGTGCGTTTTCTCCAACAGATCCTAAGTATTCAGATTTATTTGGCTCTTTGTCAACAGTTCCACAAAGAGCCGGATGCGTATGTGGTGTTGTACCGGCTTTCCAAAAATGAGCATAGTTTAAGCTATCATCGTCTCCGGTAGCATTATCCGGTTTAGGTAACGTTTCATGCTCAGTATTACCTACTTCAAAATCCGTGTTGTTGCGCCCCATTACTTTTTCTTCTTGCCTTTATTCTTATTAGAGATAGCAGCAGCCTTCTTCTTAGCATCAGCTTTAGAAGATGCACCCCATGCTTGAAGTGAGAGTAGGAGGCGGGTAGGCTCTCCATTAGGCTTGTGCTCAGGGCCAGGCATGTTACCCATGCGGGCTAGGAATGATGCACGACGTGGATTGTCACCTGACTTTACTGGTGCCTTAAGATTATGACCCTCTGCCTTAGCAGAAGCACGACCCTTAGCGTTTAATCCGCCTTTAGGGTTCTTTCCTTCTTTGCGTTGCCATGCTGGTGAGGCCATGTTATTTTGCCTTTTTCTTTGCAGCCTTCTTCATGCCTTTCTTAGCACGAAGTGCAGCTAGGTCTGCTGCGTCAATCTTATTCTTGTCTCCAGCCATTGCTGCGATCTTCTTTTGCTTTGATGAAAGCTTCTTCTCTGCCATTATTTGCTCTTTTTCTTCTTTGCTCGAGCTGCAGCAATATTGTCTACAGCGTTTGGATACGGACGACCTGCTGCCTTAGCTCTTGCCCTAGCAGAAGCCTTTTGTGACTTACTTAACTTACTGTGCTTGCCGCCATCTGGATCTTTTTTATCCCAAACTGGTTTTTCTTTAGCCATTACTGTAGATCCTTTCGATCACTCCATGAGTCCTTGGATGAATCATAGCACTCATGTTTAGAAGCTTTGCGTGCCCCTGCATTTAACTCTTTACGTCCCCCGACTACTTCCATATTCCAAGGGCAACTAGTGCAGTTCCATTGATGGATACCAAACATCTGACCATTTACAGAGCGTGCTCCAGCATACTTGTAGTTGGTGCTATTTGACATGTGCATTAGTTATTGCTCCCAGACGATTTGCCATACTTCTGACGAGTAATTGTATGGGATGAGTCAGGCACATCTGGCTTTAAACCAGTAAGGTATTCAGCAGCCTCCCGTGCGTTATTACGCAAATTGCGGGGAAGCTGCTCTTTACGAGGATTATGCTCAAATGCCGCTGTACGTGACATTATTAGAACCTATTCTTAGAATCGTCCTTAGTAGGAATGATATTCTTTTGAGAACGCTCAGCCTCAGTAAGAGGGCGTGTAACCGGCTTCTCACCAGGCTTTGTAACCTGAACTTCACCAGTACGGGCATCAGGTGGGAAATTTCCACCAGAAGCAGGAATAAATGTTCCCGCAACTTCTGCAGAACGTCCACGTGACGAAACTGAGTCAGAAGCTTTCTTAGGAGCTTTCTTGACTGGACGAGTTGGCAAAGCCTCGCCTCTGACAGTTACATCGCTGCTAACTCCCTTTTCAACAGCTCTACGAGTCTTAGAGATCGTATTACCTGTTTGAATCATAGAAGTAAGAAGATCAGCTTCAGCACCGGCATTTGGATGTGCGTTGCGGCTTGCCTTATCATAAATATCATAAGCAGCGTGTAGACGAGCCGTAGCTTCTAGTGGATTTCCACCAAGATAGTTATGCAACTTAGAGATATCGTCTTGTGTTCCTGAAGCATGCATAACAGCAGCTTTTGTAACAGCTTCATGGTGCAAGAACCTTGGGCTGTTCATATATTCAGAATTAAGGCCATAATGCTTTAGACCGATATTCTTAGCTGTAGCAATAACAGCATCGCTGTGTGTAGTAAAGTCTTTAATGCTAGGAGTTGCTCCTGGACCACGCTTTTCTTCAGCAAGCTGTTGTGCACGCTGTTGTTGAATTTTTTCAAGAACAACCTTACGTTCTGGTGTGCGACCACGTGTTGGACGTGCAGAAGTTTTATTTGCATCTGCTACTCCGGTACGTGTACCACCAGCGGTACGATTTGAAGGCTTTACAGGAGATTCCCAGCCTTCACGTGTAGTATCAAGAATTGAATCTTTACCAAGAGGAATAACTACGCCATTTACTTTTCTAGGCTCTGGCTTTGTTGGTGTAACAATTGATCCACTTTCACGGACGGGGGTAGCAATCTGCTCAGCAGGTCCCTCTGGTTGACGCATCTCAACTGTAGTACTAGATGGGCCCATAAGAGGTGCTAGCTTTACACGACGATTCCACTCTTTATCAGAGAACTTATCCATATCCTCTTCATGAGGAACAGGCTCAGGTTTTACCTCTTCAATTTCATGGTGTGTGATACTTGACTTAGGGTTAAATTTAGATACACGGTTACGCTCTGAAAGAGTGTCTCCAACTTTTACGCCAGTTCCACGCTTTCCTTTAGAGCGCTTTTCAGATAAAACATCTGCTAATCCTGATTTTGTTAGAGATTCATCTTTTTCACGTTGCTCTTTTTCAGCAGGATTTTCTTCTACCTTACGACCTACTGTTACATCACTATCATCAATTTCTCTGTTATCTTCATCAGCAGCTTCTTTAGAACCTGTCATACCAAGTAGAGGTGCTGAAGGGATAACTGCATGTGGGCGCAATTGACGTGAGATGGCTTGTTCTTCAAGATCTGGTCCAGTTGATGGTGCTGTAGAGATTTGAGCACCAAAATCAGATCTACGAGGCTCTGGCTCACTAACATTTTTAGGGCGAAGCCTACTAGCTCTATACTCAGAGAGTAAACGTCCAGCACGTCGTGAAATCTTTTTTGGTGGTGTTGAACTAGGTCCGCCAGTGTCTGTGCCACGTGGCTTATCAAACATATCAAATTGGCCCATGGTTTACTTTCCCTCTTGAGTTCCTAGATTAAGGTTTTCATTTCTTGATGGTCGTTCTGATTCAAGAGCAGCTTTTTGTTCAGGTGTCCAAGTACGATCTGAAGGAGCTATTGAATCATCTTCACGAAGACTCATTGGTGCACGGCGTCCTGCACCCCTACCAGCTTGTACATCAGCAAATGTAAGATCCTTCTGACCAATAGTTACATTTCCTGTTTCTTTATCTGTACTAAATCGTGCAGCAGCTGCACCACTAGGCAAGTTTCCCTCACCTACATTTGTTACATTTGATGGGGTTCTTGTTGGAACAGGGTTTCCGCCTGTTTCACGGAAACGTGCAATTCGTGCTTCTTCTTGCTGCCTACCTTTAGCAACTGGTGCTGGCATAATTCCGTTCTTACCGCTTACAAAACCACCAGAGGCAACATGTGCTGCCATTTCAGGGCGAATATATTCGTTAGCTTGACGCTTTCCAGACACAACATCTGGGTGATCTTCTCCATAAGTTTGAAGTGCATAATCATATGAATGTCCAGCAATATATGGACTCATAATTCCTAGAGTAGCTTGCTTACGAAGATCTTCATTAGTCTTATGTGTTGCACGCTTATTTACTTCTTCAGTAACTTTTTCCTGCTGTGCGCTCTGGAGAGCCATGCCTAGCTTTAAGCCTTGAAACTTACCCCAAGCACCTAGGGCATTTTTAATAAGGCCACCGCTATTGTTAGAGGCATTAACGATATTGCTGCCATTCTTAGCTTGCATGATTTTCCGATCTATTCCTCAGATACTCCCAGAAGTTTAGCAATTCCGCCAGCTTCTGTAAGCGCTTGAATGTTTTTATTGTAATGATGATTGCAAAAGGCTAATTCTCCGTATGGGAGGATAACCACCTTTATAGCCCTAGCAGAACAGCCATCACACTGGACCCGCCCCTGAGGTTGTTCCTCCAGCTGCATTTCCAGTTGCTCCGGTTCCGCCACCTGTGTCATCGTTATCCATCCCTTGATTTTGGTTTGAGTCCACATCTAACTGTGAAGAACCGGCTATACCACCAGATCCTACACCATAAAGCATTTGGTAAGAATCATCAATATCAATGGGTAATGGGAAACCCCCGCCAATACGCCCTACAGTAGCTACATCCCTTTTTGGAAGAGAGAACTGCTTTTTCTTTGGGTGAGTCATACGAGTATTCTCCCATTAAAGCAAAAAGCCGGGAGCGTGAACTCCCGGCTAATTACGTTTAGGCTATTAGGCCCAAGGTGTGATTGTGATAGCAGCGCCTGCAGAAACTGAAGCAGTTCCAGCGGCAATGCTCTGGGTCTTGATGGTTCCAGTTGTACCCTTAACTGTTGGAGTACCTGTTGGAGATGCTACAGCAATAGCGGTTGTTCCGTTAGATACAAATGAGACAGTGTTTGTCGCACTTGCAGTAACAGTCCATGTGCCGTTAAGTTCTGTAGTTGTTGAGTCTGCAAGACCAGCGATTGTGATCTTTGTGCCAACTGGGAAGGCAGCGCCTGCACCAGTAGCTGTTACAGTTGCAGTAGCTGAGCTAGCTGTACGTGCAGCAGCTGTGATTGAGATTGGTGTGTTTGTAGCAGCTGAAGCAGTTGTGATAGTGAACTCACTAGCACCAAGATCTGCTTGAGCGTTAGCTGTTGTAAATCCAAGAACTGAAGGAACTACAACGTAAGCTGTTGTGCCAACAAATGCGCCATCTGAATCAGATGCACCAGCACCAAGTTGTGCAATACCGTATTGACCTGTGATTGATACGCCTGAACCAGCTGAGTTAGTTACTGTGAACTGGTAAGCTGTAGCTGATGCGATTGTAGCGTTTGTTAGGTTGAATGCAGAGTTTGTAAGACCTGTGATGGTTACATTCTGTCCAACTAGTGAAGCTGGGTTGTATCCAATTGATTGAGCTGTGTAGGTGACTGTTGTTCCGTTACCTGAAGCAGCTGTAACATGAAGCTTTGCATCTCCGGCAATAAAGCTTGGGAAGCCTGAGTACTGTGCTTCTGCAATGTTTTCAGAATCCTGTGTATATGTAAGAGTTGTTGATGGGATTGTTGATGTTGTTGTCCACTGAACGTTCTGAGCAGGGCTAACTGTAACGGTAGCTGACTGAGCTCCGAGGGCACGCTGATCATTAGGCTGTAGTGGGAAGTTACCCCATGCGAAATCAACTGCAACGTTTCCAGTTGATGTAGCTGTGGTGACGTTTGACAACATTGCATTTGCATATGTTGCTGAAGTGGTTGTGACTGTTGCTGAGGTGTTTCCTGTAATAGGGTTACCTGAGTAAACTGTCCAAGATTCGAGGGTGTTACCTTCGATGTTGGTTGCCATTTATTACCTTTTTCTATATAGAGGGTTATAGTCCCATGCGCTTAGGGACACGAGAATGGTAACAAAAGCTTTTAGCGATTACTGCTCAAAAACCTGAGTTTCAATTACAACTGGAAGAGCGCAGTACGCATTCCACTCACAAGCAGCCTCTACAGCCTTTTTAACAATCTCTCGGGCCTTTTTAGGATCATCTTTGCACTTATCAATTCCTAATGCGTGCATAACTCCTAGTGAGACATCTCCACCGCTACCAAAGACATAGATGCCACGGCGGTCACGATCCCAACCATAATCTGAGTTAATTGGGTAGATAGTACCTTGAACAGCTACTAGGAATGCGGAATCTGTCCATGCAGCGGTGTCACGTGCTTTAGATTCAAAACCTGAGTCAATAAAGTGATCTCGCAGTTGAGAGATAAAGATCTGTGTCATAAATTGATCTAGCTTATGAACAGATTGAAATGCTGGTGGCTCTGGTGGGATCCAACCTTGTTGTACCAAGTTTCCACCACGTGTAGCACCTGTAATAGCAAAGATATAGTTCTCTTCGTCATCCCACATTACTTTGGGATTTGATAATACGATATGGCTACCATTATCATCAGTAGCTCTTGAGTCAGCTCCGATAATCGCAAAGCCATTGCCTTGGAAAGCGGCAAGAGTAGTCATTCGTCCTCCGGTGTGTTATTTTTGGTACCCATAGGGTATCACAGATACTCTTGGGTTCCCAACTCAAAAATTTCGGTCCTTGTCCTAGGCAGGGTGCCATAGGAGGTCCTAAGCCAGGGTAAACCGGCTAGAGCATCATTTACAAAGTCATTAGTAGAGGTAGAGCTCTTTAGCAGCTCCCAGTCGCTAGCAAGTACCCCATCATACTGAATCCATGTATATTGGGCTCTTCCACCGACGGACGGATCTGTCATTACAATTACAAGGGTTTCAGTGTTGGCGTTATAGCAACACTTCTGAGCACGAGGGCGGGGACCACCACTAGTTGGGGCATAGATCTCTTCATAGCCAGGACCACAGACTCTACTACGCTCACGGTCGTATTTGAGGGCAGCTGCCATAGCCGCATAGTTATCGGGGTCAACTATAGGCATAAAGTGTCTAGCACGAAACTTGTCGCTCACTGTCCTCCCCAGCCTCCACCTTTAAAAACCGCCGGGGTAGCTTGAAAAATTTTATTCATAGATTCTTGACAGCATACAGGCACAGAGTCATCACCAAACTCTTTATAAATTTCTTGTACGCCCCCACACGCACTACACTTGTAGTCGTAGTTAGGCATTTAGCTCTCCAATGTTTTCGGCGGGTAGGGTGTCAGTACTTAATCGTGA